GATTTCACCACCGTTTTCAACACATTCGGTAACAATAACAGGGGTCATCGCATCCACCACCTTTTCGCAATCTCTTTGGCTCAAACCACTGTTTTCGGCTAAAGCCTTAATAAATTCTGATTTTCTCATTTTCGTTTTTAATTTAATTAATAAAAATAGAACTTTGGTTATTATATACGTGACATCAGGTTATCATCCGGTTGTCACATATCACATTTGCAACTTATTACAGAATACTCCTAATTAAATCCTTAGTCCTATCCTTTCCAAGAACTCCTCGGACTTTGCCACCTTTCTTTTCATAAAAGAAAACATACCAAAGTTGAAGATTAGGCAACCACCATCTCTTAACTTCATTATAACCCTTAAAGTATCTTTCAATACAATTCATATCCAAATTGGGAATCCATATTTGATACCAAACCCTCTTTCCCTCTTGGCATTTAAGAATTCTTTTATGAGATTTATTACTTATCACTTCAACCTTTATCATTCTGTCATATTTATAGGTAGTATCATAAATAATGCAAGTAATATTCCGATTATCATCCCAATCAAAATTAGACAGCCCAGATAGGCGCATCCTTTCTGCATTTCCCGTACATTTTCCTCGTTCTTTGCCTGTTGGCAACGTGCGCACGCCTCTTCGTTAGTGCAACCACACGCACGACATTCACCATCATCTATCATTGACATAGCTATCTACAATCATCACTGTAAAACTCTGCAAAATCTTGCTTTAACTCATCACACTTTTCAGCGGCATAACGTTTCATCGCTGCAATAATAGCATTAAACACGTCAGTGTCAAATGCTCTTTTATGTTCGGGGAGTTGTGCTATCTCTTCCCACAAAAATTTTTCAGCTTCTTCCATAATCTATCTTATTTTAAAGTGTTCCACGCATATTCTTCAAGCACTTCTTCCACGTCTGTGTCACACAAACCGCCAACGTGGTTTCGCATAAAGTCTTCCAAGCTAGCTCGGTTCTCCTTGTCAAGTTTGTCAGCGGCTTCATTTTCGCCCCGTGCCATTAACTCGGCTACGGGAATAGCCATTTCAAAAGCAAGAGCGTCCACGTTCTGTTTGCACTCTTCGTACAGTTTCTTAATTTCCTCTAAATTCATAATCCATTGGTTTTAATTATGGTTTTTATACGTTGTGAGTAATTTTTCTTCTCTGCATAAACTCTGTCCAAATAGGTGAGGTATTCGTCACGTGACAGGTTGCGGGCAAATGCTGTCTGCCAAAGAGCATAATCCACAAGACATTCGTACCAACTGTTGAAGCAGGCGTGCCCGTACAGTACCCCAACAGCAAGCGTCGGGCGAGTAGAGGGCACTTTCATTCCGGTGCAGTTGTGTCCGTCTACAAATAGACGGCTCGTAAAGTGTCCGCTTTCTTCAATGCACTGTGCCATCACAATGTCTGGATGCTGTATTCGCAAAGCGTATATTGCCCCGTACACGCTATCTTGGAGCGTTGTGGCGACGTTCGTGCTGTCAGTCGGGGTAACTATTGGTTTGCTGCATTGCGTTCCAATACACGCCTTATTGATTAGCATGATAAATGAAGCAAGAACAACCATGCGCCACGTTACCCACCAAACAATTCCCAAACTTTTCTTGAAACGTAACCTGTTCATTATATTGTTATTTTAGGCAATTCAGCCGTGATTTTATTAATAGTCTGTAACAGGCTATCTCTTATTTGTGCAGCGTATTCTTCACTCGGGTATAAAGAGGAATATAATGTTGTTCCCCCGTCCAACCGAATGACAAAATACCATCCAAATTTGTGCCTAGAACCCATTAATGCTCTGTCGTAATCTCTAATTATTTCGTTGCCTACTGGATTTTTGCGGTCTTCTTCCGTAATTAATGACAGTGCACGTTCCACTTCCTGACGATACAACTTGTAAGCGTCGGAATATATGTGTGACAACACACTTTCTTTACGAATATCGTTATTATCCATATAAAATAATTCGGGGGTCAATGCAATTATTCCCGATACTTTCTTAATGCTAAAGACGCACACGGGTTGGTTATTCAGTAATATCCACATAACTTCTACTGATTTAAGGGGAATAAATAGGAAACCTGACCTTTCTCTTCTGGGCGGTTAAACGGGCGGTTGTCAACGAAAATGCAGTTACCACACCCGTCTTGCTGTTCTATATTTACCGTCTTTCGGGCTACGTAGTTTTCCAGCCGTGTAGAAGTTATAATCGTGGTCGCTACGCTTTTATCCTTGCGGTCAAATTGCACGGCTTCTCCTGTGTAAATGTAGACCACTGGAGCAGTATAAGCGTCAAGCATACCGAATTTATTTTGGAAAACCCTGTTATTTATGGTATTTTCCACCGCTCGCAATTCCACCCATGTGACAAATAATAGTTTGTCACCCTTGCACACTCTCAGCCGAAACTGTTGTGGTGCGAGTTTGGCAATCTTAAGAGTTGTCCCGTCATCACGCAACATTTCATCGTCCAAATTTAGGGACAACACTTTGTCGTAAAACGTTTCCTTACTGTTTTGTGCCGTGGTACAACTTGCACCAAGCATCAGGACTGTAAACAGACCTATCAAAATTCTTGTTCTCATAATTGGTTCTCCTCGTTATCGTTAGTAATATTATCATCTGTTGGTATAGTTACGGGCGTGTCCAATGCGTCAATAAGTTCATCGTGAGCATCAAACTCGGTTGGATATTCGTCCATACCCTCTGCCACTACCATCGTAAAGTCCGGCTTATAGGTTTCATCCACGACTACGAACTGTTGCGCTACTCGGCTCCAACGTAGTATGTTCTTCGGTATCCATGTCACACCCAAATCGTTGTTAATGATGCGAAACGCCTTGTTCGTAATATGCGTGATAGCGGCTGTTCGCATGGCGTCATTATAGTAAAAACGCACCAACGCACTACAATCCATGACCGAGCGTATCTGTCCGTCCTGTAATTGGCTGCTGTCACCAAATATGGCACGCCACTTCTCACGTACGAGTTGTCCAGCTAGCACCACCGCACCGTCAGGAGCAAAATCCCATTTGTCAAAGACTACCAAGTGGCTCTGACCGTCCTCGGTACGTATTTCCAGGGTAATGTCTGTTATCTTCATGGCTGTCTGAGTATTAAAAATCAGCTTTCAGTTTAAGCACTCGTAGAACTTCTTTGAGTTCGCTGTCAGTATAATTACTAGCTATCTCCTTTGAGACACAATTGTGGTTCATTGCAATTTCTATTGCACGGCTCTTAGATACTTTAATTTGTTTTCTTTTAATTCGCATGACTGTAAGTTTTTATTGATTGACAGCGCAAATATAGTGGGAGGGATTTATATAAACAAGAAATCCCGGAAATATTTCCGGGATATTCCTAAGATTTAACAATTGACCTAAATTTCTAGGCGATAAATTGGGTTACAGTCTTCGTCCTTAGTGGCACTCACGTACATAGTGCCATTCCATTCAAATGAAATAATACATCTTGGGACAGGGCTGGCAACGTCTATTAAAATTCGGGTACTTGACACATTGCGTACTACCTGATACAGCCTTTCTCCCGATATGTTATTAACCATACAGACCAACAGGTTTCTTCGCATAGTGTCAGGCGGGTTCTGCCATACCGATTTATTAGTAGGTGGTGTATCATCCTCAACCTCTATCGCCCCGCTAGCTAGCTTCTTAGCTCGTTTGCGCCAATATTGCGCCTCGGCTGTTAGTTTGTTTACCTTGCGAATCAAACGGTTAACTAGACGTCTTTTACGAGTTGCAGCGTGCATCTTTACTCTTATTATCTTTATTGGTTTCATGGCTCAAATAACAAAATTATTAATATAACAGTTGTCCAGATAGACTGCCAAAATGCAGTCATCGCCCAATGAATACCCGTAGGGTCGTTTTCGGAAAACTTTGTCCAGTTGCTGAACATAATACCTATCCCAACAATAGGAATATAATATTTCCACATCTTTTTCATAATTACAGGTACGGGTCAATGTTTTCAGCTAGCCACGCCTCGTCCTCAAAATTCTTTTTAAACTCTGCGACTTTGGCGTCAAATTCTTCTTTAGTTTCAGCCTCAAACGTCTGTGAGGCGGGGCACATTGTATTCGCATACGCTTCCATCTGGTCACGTTTGTTGTTATACGCTCGTACACGAGCAACAGAAGCGGGGTAACGAGGAACCGTAGGGTTAGCACATTCTTCAGTGGGTAATACTTCCCATTTGGTATAAGCTAAATAAAGTCCGTAAATCATGATTGTAAGTGTATAAAAGGTGTAACATCATAAGAAGCGAGGTATCCTTGTACCTCAAGTATCATGTCGTTAAATTCGCAAATATCGTTAAAACTGTCAGCCTCAACAGTGAATATAATGACTTGCTCGCCCATAGGGTTAACGCCATGAAACACGCTGAACGATATCTTACGTTCCACGAAGTACTCTGCGGTCACCTGCCACGCCTGTACAGCGACGAGCAGGTGCATTTTATTAGCAGTCTCCATGAGGATTGGGCTTAGCGGGAATGATAATAGGGATTTCTGCCTCTACTGGAGTGTCAGCCCCATCATCTTCATCAGGGTCTTCCAACAAATCTGAGAGCATTGCCTGTAAATTTTTATAAAATTCAGGTATCTCCTCGGGGTGTTCGTGCAAGTAAGACAGAACTGCATTATATACCAAATGGCGTCCAGCGATATCTACACTACTCTCCCCGCCCATAGCGTTCACAATAGCCAAATCGGGTGTTACAATTTCTTTGTCTTCTTTGTAAGTTACCTCATCAATAATTCCAATACGTTTGGTGATTTCGTTTTTGTTGTCACAAATAGCGATAAATGCGCAACACTGTCCATATTCACGAAGTTTCGCATAAAGGGTATCAAATAACTCGTGAAGTTCGGGCGTAAACCCTTTCTTTTCCTTTTTCTTTGCCATAATCTATTTCTCCTTATTTTTAATTCCTGTTTTTCCATAATACAAACCGCTATGTCGCCCGCTCGGCATACAGTACACACGACACAACAATGCTTCAGCGGTAATGTTACGGTCGTTAGCGGCTACAATTCGGGCGGCTTTATTTGCAGCCGCTTGAGCTGACTTGCGATACACCTTGTCCAGTGTCTTAAAACGGGTTCCGTCACTGTTCAACACGTACACTCTATAATAACGAGCCCCAATTTCGGGGCTCTTTGCTGTTGTTCCCATGTCAAGTAGATTATTCGTTAGTAACTGTTACGTTGCCCAGAGCCTTTTCGGCACGAGCTATTTTACGTTTCAGGCTCGCAATGCGGTGTTTAACCTCTTTAGAGGGTTCGGCAATGGCTTCTTTTTCTTTAAGTTCAGCCGTATATTTATCCAACCGTTCTTGAGCATCCCCGTGACGTGCCTTTTTATCAGTGTTTACGTTCTCTTTGGGGTTCTTTTTAGCGGCTTTCGGTTCTGCCTCAGCCTTTGCACGTGCCTCCTCTGCCAATACGTCAGCCGTCTTAATACAAGTTGCCACGTTCTTAGCAATCTCGGCTTCACGCTTTTCGCTTAACTCCTTGTAAATGGTAACGAGGCGTCCATAACCCTCAAACAGTTCCTGTTTACTGTTCTTTTCGGTGTATTGACGTGGCGTGTAGTTGCTGTTCAGCTTGGCGAGTGCTACCTGTATATTAACAATTTCTTCCAACATAGTGGGCTTGCTTACATACTTCAGACATTTTGTTTCGTTCAACATATCGTTGTTAATCACGAAATTTGCGGAATTGTTTACTGTTGCTTTCATAACTATTGAATTTTAAATTGTTTATTGAATTAATTTGACATTGCAAATGTAGTTACTTCAATTGAATTGTGCAAGAGTTTATCGGAAATTCTTTGAAATATTTTGATTTTATGCCTGCAAGTCCCGTGTAGAGGGTTATCCAAAGATTTCGTTGATAACACAGTTCGCAAAGCGTTCTTCCAGCTCTTTGCGAGCCTCTGGTGTTGGTTCATGTGTACGTAGGCTCTTAAAGTATGTCGTATCACGCTCTAAAGTGGTCAACATAACGTTTAAGGCGTTCGGGTGATAACAATGCACTGCCACGAGGCGTCCGTGCCGCAAATCGTCGCAAACGGTTATCTCCCAACAGTTGTCCTCAT